CATTACCTCTGTTATCTTAGAGTCTGGTGAGAAGTCTATTAACCCACCTATGCTTGCCGTACAAGAAGCTATCCGTGGAGACGTTAGTATCTTCGCTGGCGGTATAACGTGGGTAGACAGTGATTATGACGAACGACTTGGCGAAGTGCTTAGACCGCTAACTCAAGATCGCTCTGGTGTGAATTTCGGTCTTGAAGTGCAGGCTGATATTCGTGAACAGCTTAAAGAAGCGTTTTACCTGAATAAACTATCTTTGCCTCCAACCGGCGGACCAGACATGACCGCCTACGAAACAGGGCAACGAGTACAAGAATATATCCGTAACGCTCTACCATTATTTGAGCCTATGGAAACCGATTACAACGGCGGGCTGTGTGAAGTGACCTTTGATCAGCTAATGCACGCCGGCGCTTTTGGTAAAGCCGAGTCAATGCCTAAGTCAATTCAAGGACAGGACGTTAAGTTTACCTTTGAGTCCCCACTACATGACGCTAACGAGAAAGCCAAAGCAGGTCAATTCGCAGAAGCACAAGAAGTTATTGCTGGCGCAGCACAACTCGATCCTACCGCAGCATTCCTTATCAACACCAAGAAAGCAGCCAGAGACGTGCTTGAGGCTGTATCGCCTAAAGAATGGCTCAACACAGAAGAAGAGGTTGAGGCGTCTCAGATGGCGCACCAAGCGAAACAAGAGCAGGCCGAGAAGATGCAACAAGTTCAACAGATTGCAGATGTGGCCAAAACAGCAGGGCTAGATAAAATGCCAGAACAAGCCGCATGAAGAAAACCCCGATTTGCTTACAATCTCCCTACGATAAGCCGGATGTAGCCGCATTTCAGGCGCTTGAGCGTGGTGATGCCACCGAAGATCAGCAGAAACGCGCCTTACAATGGATCATTGAGTCCGGCGCTATGACATATCAAGACGTATATTCCATGAGTAGCGATCGAGATACCGCTTTTATGAACGGCAGACGCTTTGTTGGTCTGCGAATTATCAAGCTGTTAAAACTAAACCTACGAGTATTTGAGGAGAAAACAACATGAGTGAAGAGCCGAATCCCTCTTTGAGCGCGGCAGATCCAATTGACCCACCTGCCGATCCACCAAGCGATCCACCTAACGATCCGCCACAAGACCCGCCATCAGATCCACCGGCTGATCCGCCAACGGACAAATGGGGCGAGAATTGGCGCGAAGAGCATAGCGGTGGTGACGAAAAGACACTCAAGCGTTTACAGCGATACACTGACCCAGGCGCGGTTATCAATGCACTAACGGCAGCTCAGAACAAGATTGCCTCCGGTGATATGGGCGCTAAACTGCCTGAAAACGCTACCGAAACAGAACTTGCCGACTACCGAAAGGCAACTGGCGTACCTGAAACAGCAGCGGATTATGATGTGCAGCTACCAAATGGCATGGTGATAGGCGAAGAAGATCAGCCTACCTATTGTCGATAGCTTTCTTGAGTCTGCCCATTCCGGCAACATGCCTCCAGAGATGGTGAATGGCGCACTTGGCTGGTATATGGCGCACCAAGATAAGATGGCCGAAGCGCAGAATGAGATTGACGACAACGCACAGGTTAATTGTGAAGATACGCTCCGCAAAGAATGGCCTGGCGACGACTACCGCATCAACAACAACTTAGCCAATGCTTATCTCGATAGCGCACCAGAAGGCGTAAAAGAGAATTGGCTAGGCGCTCGTCTTGCTGACGGCACTCCATTGGGTAACGACCCTGACACGATTAAGTTTTTAGCTCAGTCACAGCGAGAGCTAAACCCAGTGGCCACGGTTGTTCCTGGTACTGGTGAAGGCGCAATGCAGGCTATCACTAGTGAAATGAACGAGCTACGCACGCTTATGGGCGACAGAGCAAGCAAATACTGGAAAGGCCCAGAGGCTAACAAGCTACAATCTCGCTATGAGGAACTGGTTAGTGCCCAACAAAGATACGGTTAGCGAATGGGTTGTTGCTGGGGCGCTTTGCGCTCCGGCATCATTCTTTTATTTCGAGGGTCTTTGGACGCATTTAATTGTGTCTACCCTTTTATGTTTATTGGTTATATACTTGAACCTTGAGGATACATTGATTAAATACGGGCTGATTAAAAGCAGCATATTTGAAAAGATTGTATAACTCATTAAAACCAAGCTAGGCCCCTAGATAAGCATAGCGGAACCGAAAGGCTACCCCAGCGAATCTTAGAAAGGATACCCCATAGGCGAAGTTTAAATACTTTATTAACTATAGGAGGTATTCAGCATGACTGATTCCGCATTCCAAACCCGATACCGTGATGAGTTCATCTCGGGATTCGAGCAACGTCAATCGCTTGTGCGTATGACAACTACAACCGAGTCGGAAGTTAAAGGCAATCAAGCAGTATTCTTGGTAGCAGACTCAAATAGCGCAACCGCTTCAACTCGTGGTGTAAATGGCTTGATTCCTGCTCGCGCAGACAATCTTACCCAAAACACCGCCACACTTGTAGAATGGCACGATCTTGTACGTCGTAATGCTTTCAATCTCTACGCGTCACAAGGCGATGGCCGTCGTATTATGCAAGAAACCACAATGGGCGTGCTTAACCGCAAAGTCGATTCTGACATTATCACTGAGCTTGAAACAGGCACCAATGATACTGGCACCGCGACTACCGGCTCATTAGATATGGCGATGTACGCATTGACTATCTTGGGTAATAACGAAGTACCGATGGACGGCCAAATCAGCGCGCTCATCACTCCAGCAATGCACGCATATTTCATGCAGACTAAAGAATTTGCCTCAGCGGATTACGTTGATACAAAACCTTTCAGCACCGCATTAACTATGTGCTGCTGGCTATGATGATGAGCAAGATTATTCTTACGCTCGCGCATCTACTTACATGGGGTCTGCATTACTGCAAAACAGTGGTGTGGTTATTATGAACCATGACGGCTCTAACTACGCCGCTCAATAAGGAGATAGTCTAATGGCATACGCAACAACTAACCAACCAGTATGTATTATCCCTCGTATCGGCTCGCAATCAGCGGTATGGCAATATATCGACGGGGATGCTCACACTGATGTAGATGCTGCCGGTTACTTTACCGATGGCGCAGACTTAGGCTTAGTGGCTAACGACATTATGATCGTCGTTGATACCGCAACACCTACTTGTACTATTCATCAAGTTTTGAATACAACAAGCATCACGGCAGCAACACTGGCGTAATAGAATTGGGGCTGCCGCTGTGGTAGCCCCCATTTTTAGCTTAACGGCTAAGGAGTTTTATCTTGAAGATCAATAGCCCACGTTTTAAACCAGCAGAATTTCTCCGCACGATTTGGTACGCCAAACCGGAATCCGGTACGACTGTTAAAGACATGCTCAAACCGGACTATTGGACACACGTATCATTTTCACTCAAGCAAGGCGACCGCATTGAGGCAATAGCCGAAGATGGCAGTTGGTTCGCTGAGTTTTATGTTAAGTACGCAAACAAAGTAGAAACGCATGTAGCATTAATGCGTGATGTGACTTTGGGGAAACCTGCCGCAAAGAAAGAAACGGCAGAACCAGAACATCTAATCAAGTATGTGAATCAAAACGCGAAGTGGCGTATCACACGCACGAAAGACAAGGTGATGCTTGTTGAAAAGCTTGAGAGCAAAGAAGTCGCTCAAGAGTGGCTTAATAAGTATTTGGAAGATATAGCAGCATAATCAGGTGAGGGCTTTATGGCAACACAACTCAGTTTATACAATGAAGCCCTGCGGATATGCGGTGAGCGCAAACTAGCCTCTTTAACAGAGAACAGGGAGCCTCGCCGCTTACTCGATCAAGCATGGGATGAGGGTGCATTAAAATACTGCCTTGAGATGGGGTCGTGGAATTTTGCCACTCGCTCATTATTGCTACAGAATGATGAAAACTTCACCACACAATTTGGCTACCGATACGCATTTGAGCGGCCATCTGACTTAGTAAGACTTGTTGCTTTTTGTAGCGACGAGTATTACAACGTGCCTTTAACGCAGTACCTAGAGGAAGGTAGTTATTACTTTTCTGATTTAGATATTGTCTATATTAAATACGTCTCTACTGACAGCGAGTTTGGCATGGACATGAGCCTATACCCGCGAACCTACGAGAAATACGTGGCTGCTTACTTGGCATCAGAGATTATTGATCGCCTCACTCAAAATGCATCGTTGTGGGAGAAGGTCTACAAGGTAATGAAAAAACGCCTTATTACAGCGAAAAGCAAAGACGCAATGGATGAGCCTACTAAGTTTGCTCCTATTGGTCGATGGCTCGCATCAAGACGCGGCGGCAGTTATGGCCGTGATCGAGGCAACCGAGGCAGTCTAATCGGATGAAGGCGCTACATGCGCTACTCGCTTTCAACAGAGGCTTGGTATCAAGACTTGCTCTTGCCCGTATTGATCTAAAGCGCACCGGCTTATCTGCCGAAATACAAACAAACTGGATGCCGAGAGTATTAGGCTCAATGATGCTGCGCCCTGGCCTTGAATATATAGGCGAAACAAAATCAAGCAATGCAGCACGTATGCTGCCATTCATCTTCGCTACCGGCGACCACACGCTGATTGAATTAACCGATAGCGTCATGCGGATATGGATAGACCATGTTGTATTAACCCGCGAGACTGTATCGGCGGCAGTTACTAACGGATCGTTTACTACCAATGTGACTAGCTGGACTGACAACGACGAGTCGGGGGCTACATCTGAGTGGGCTGCTGGTGGCTATATGTCTTTGCTTGGCGATGGTACAAATGCGGCTTTACGCGATCAGCAGGTAACAGTAACGGAAACCGGCACAGAACACGCCCTTAAAATCATTGTCGAGCGCGGCATGATGGTTTTAGAGATTGGATCTACGTCGGGCGGGTCAGAATACATCTCTAATTTAACGCTTCGAGAGGGCGTCCACTCTATTGCCTTCACCCCCACTGGCGATTTCCACATCAGACTCTGTAACTCGGACAGCATTGCTACG